TATGGCAAGAATTGGACTCCTCCTACTGTCACTTATCCAATGGAGTAATGTATATGCGTGGTATTGTAACTTTTCTCAAACAAGCGATGGCTGGTATTTGGAAGGTAGTATGCAATGCGTTGGTATCGACAACCAAGTGGCTCTGGAACAAGAGTATTGCGGTTGGTACAGACCTAATGACCCTATCTGTTCGGCTGTTATCGAACCTATTTGCGTGGATAGTATCGAATATCAAACGCTATCTTGTCCCCCAAATTATAGTGGAGGAATACAACAAAGTAGAACCTTTATTTGCAAACAAGCAAGCTGGACAGATTGGACGACTACTTCTGATAACTGTACCGCTAACCCTCCTACTTGTATTGCTTCATTTGATTCTAGGACTTTATCATGTCCTCAAGGATTTGACGGTCAAATTACTGAAACGAGGATAAGTTCATGCCCAGATCCATATGGCACAGAAGTATGGAGCGATTGGTCAGAATCGCAGAATACATGCACTCAAAGCACTACAGATCCAGTGAGTCCAATTTCAGTGACATCCCCTACAAGTCCTGTGTCTCCCATGCCAATAGAGTCTGTAACTGTACCGATAATAGATGTACCGCAGACGAATGAACCGACTATAGAATCAATCCTCCAAGAAGAAGTTAGCGATACGAGTGATAAGGTCGAGACAAGCACTAGCAACGAGACTGATAGCACCAAAGAAGTAAAAGAAAACAAACAAGATGGGGACAAAGAAGAGTCTAAAGACAATGTAGATAATGTCGTTGATAATCGCAAAGAGATTGTTCATGGCTTTGGATTAGTCCTTTCGTTAGAATTATTAAATAAACCGATGGAGTTTTATCAGCCTCCTTTAGCTGATATGTTTAGTATAACACAGGAGTTACCAATAAGTGCAGTTACCAGACAATTTCAACTTGAACTTCTCAAAGGCTACAATCTCGAAGATTATTATAATAGTGTTTCCGATTATACTTGGGACAGGTTACGCAGGGGTGACATTCTACAATAAAATGCTAGATACCATAGAAGCGAGTGAAGGTTTAAGTGATATCAAACAAGATATCAAAGAACTTAAATTACAAGTATCAGCAATAAAAGAAAGACAGATAGAGGGTTTAGATGCAAACATTAGATTACAAGAAAAAGCTGCTGATGCTTATGTGCTATCAAAAGAAGCTAGTGCAATTAGTAAGGCTACACAAAGAGAACTTACAGCTACATCTGAAAACCTAAAGTCAGAAGTAAAAACTATGATTAAGTCTGTAGAAGATAAGTTAGATGTGATTAAACGAGCTACGACTAATCCACTAGATAGAAGATGATAATTACTCAAGAATTAGTTAGAACAACTTACGAGTATTTGATTCAAATAAAGCCATTTAATAAATGGAACTTACCTCCGTCTAAATATGTAGATTTTGAGGTGATACCAGATAGAGATGTGATGGGACTATTTGTTCCTGATCCTCATGTTATATCTATATCTAAATCAAAACATAACCATTTAGATACTGTAATAAAAACTGTTGCTCATGAAATATGTCATCTTAAAATGTATTTAGATGGCCAAAAGTATGAAGAACATAATAGAGATTTTAGAAAATTAACCAGACAAGTAGCAAAAGAGTTTGGTTTCGATTATAAGGAGTTGTAAATTGTTAAGCATATTATCAGGTATATTAGGGTTTGCCACAAGCGGATTACCTAGTGTTCTAAAGTTCTTTGAAAACAAGTCCGATCAAAAGCATGAGCGAGAAATGGCTCAACTACAAATGGAAAGAGAATTAGCTTTAGCTGAAAAAGGATGGGCTTCACAAGAGCGTATAGAAGATATAAGAACAGACCAGATTGAGATGCAGACATACACTCAAGAAAGGGTTGCCCTATATGAACATGATGCAAAACTCCAAGAAAAAGCGAGTGGTTGGGTGGTTAATCTCTCTGCTTCTGTCCGTCCTGTGGTCACTTATTGTTTTGTCTTCCTCTTACTGTTTACTGATATTGCTGGTATGGTATGGGCTATAAATACAGGTGTAGACTTTAGCACAGCTTTAGAATTAATCTTTAGTGATGAAGAGATGGCTATTGTAGCTTCTATTATTGGTTTCTGGTTTGGAAGTAGGCATTGGGATAAGAAGAAGTGATAACCAGTGAAAAAGGAATCCAACTTATTAAACACTTTGAAGGTTGCCATCTTAAGCCTTACTTGTGCCCTGCTTTATTGTGGACTGTTGGGTATGGCCATGTATTATATCCAGAACAGAATAGACTCCCACTGGCACAAAGAAAGTCATATAACCTTAAAATTGAACACTTTAGAAATTGGGAGCAATCAGAAGTAGATGCACTACTTAAACAAGATTTACAGCGTTTTGAACGTGGGGTACTGCGATACATTACTGTGCCACTTAAACAAAATGAATTTGATGCTCTTGTTAGCTTTAGCTTTAATCTTGGTCTGGGAACATTACAAAGAAGCTCGATTCGTTCCAAGCTTAACAGGGGTGATAAAGAAGGTGCTATTGAAACGCTATTGAAATACTGTAGAGCAGGTGGTAAAATACTTAGAGGTTTAGAAAGGAGACGAGCTGCTGAAGCAGATTTATTCTTCAGCCACATAAAATGAACAACTCAGTATTAGTCATTTCTGACTTACACATACCATATCATCATCAAGATGCCTTTGAATTTTTAAAAGCACTTAAGAAGAAGTATAAGCCTGACCTTATTGTAAATATTGGAGATGAGCTGGATCACCATGCCATCTCGATGCACGAACACAATCCAGACTTAATGAGTGCTGGAGATGAATTAAGGCAATCTAGGCACTATGTGAAAGAGTTAGAAAAGATATTTCCTGAGATGACACTTGTTCATTCTAACCACTCATCCCTTGTATATCGCAGAGCGTTAAAGTATGGACTACCTAAAGACTACTTAAAGTCTTACAATGAGTTTCTTGGAATAGGAAAAGGTTGGCAATGGGTAGATGATTTAACGATTACACTATCTGATAAATCTAGATGCTTCTTTACTCATGGAATGTCAGCAGATGTTCTAAAAGTAGCTCAACAGTACGGTATGAATACTGTCCAAGGCCATTACCATACTAAATTTAGTATTGGTTATTATTCTAATCCAGATGCTTTAATATGGGGTATGCAAGTCGGTTGTTTAATCAATCAAAAGTCTATGGCATTTGACTATGCTAAGAACTTTAAATCACGCTTCATCGTTGGCTGTGGCATGATTATTGATGGGCAACCTAAGTTAATGCCGATGGTATTAGATAAGGATGGTAGATGGAACAAAACGATTCCCTAAATTTGCTAAAGTCTTTTATTAACCAAACAGTAGAAGATATAGAGTACATTCAAGACGATCACGAGTCACTTATAAAAATCATGTTTACCAATAAAGAATCATTTATCATTACAGCAGATGCTTTTGATATGTATTTTGCTATGCCTAAAGATACGGAGTACCATTAATGGCTAATATTAATGAAATTGCTAAACACATGGAAGGAAAGATAATATCTGATGTCCAGGTGGTATATGGTGAGGATACACTTGTTATATATCTTAGTGATGACCAAGGCCAAATTACGTCTGTAGAGCTTATTGTAGATAGCATATATCTCAATTATGACGAAGAGTATTAAACTTCCAGACAATCAAGTAGTACCTAACGATTCAGAAATATATCAAAGATACTGTGAAGCCACAACACTAAGTCGAAAGACTTTAGGTGAACGCAAAGACTTTCTGTACAAAATAAGAGAACAAGAGAAACGTGTAGACGATATTAAATATTGGCTAACTATTTTATGGAAAAACCGTTAAATATCTATTCTACGTCCTACAATAGTCAATAAGTTATCCATTGCATCAGCTAGTTTAATCTCATAATACATAGGCTTTTTACCATCAAGAAATCTTGCATAAATAGCTTTTCTTTGCTCATAATCTAGATCATGTATGACAGTATCAACTACTTTAATATTAGCTAGTTCACTTTGTTCTACCATCTCATCAAACGCACCATAACTAGACTCACCTCCAGAACTCATGCCAACAGATTTTTTAGGATAACCTAATCCATGGTCGTCTTGTTTCATCCATCTAGCCCATTCTTTTAGTAAGTACATTAAGTATTCCATTTGCATGATTATCCCCAGTATACAGAATCATATAAACTTGTGGTGTAAGTTACACTATTACTTCTAGATGATTTAGTTGTACCATCTTCTATTTTTCTTCTTATTGTAGAATTTACTTTAAATGCTTTATCTATGTCATTGGGTTTAAGCATTAAAATATTAGCTAATAAACACTCATCTTTAAGAGCATATATATATCCACCGCCTTTTGTATTACCTCGTTGAGATATAATAATATCTTTATCAATCATATGTCTCATAACATTACCAAGCTGTTTCATATCTAGCTTTATATGTCTTGATATTTGAGATGATGTGAAGTTACCACTTTTAATAGATTTTTTAATAATTTCTATAAGCTCAGATCTCTTACATTCTTTTCCAGTCTGTAACTTATAAACGTGATCTAAGATAAATCTTCTATCTTGACTTGCCATCTATTATTCTCCTTATAAAATCCCCACAACTCGATACGCATACCTGATTCACGTACACGTCCAACATTTGGATGCTCAGCTATTTTTTTACGTCTACTACTCATGTTTCCTTTAGACGTTACCTGAACTAATAGTACCTCATCTCTACGTATAGCAATGAAATCTGCGAACCCAAAACCATCGTGTTTTCTTTTAGAGAATGGACACCATCGCTCCATTAGCTCTACTAGATATCCTTGATCCTCAAGTCTTTTTCTTGTCGGCTGGTTTAGATTTGTCGCCATCTTTCTTTCCAAATATTTTATCCCAATTATCCTCAAACTGCTTACGATTAGGAATTGGTCTTGGTGAACTACCTTTACCCATATATTACCCCCATTGCTCTGCCATAGCATCAGCGATGCCCTGGAATGTTGTGTTTCTCCACTTTTCTCTTTTTTTTGGAGACAATTTAGATGAATCAGCATACCATTTATTCATACGCTTTCCACTTGGAAATGTTACAAACTCGCCTTTGTCTACAATATTAGTTGGTGCTAACTTTGGCAATCCTTTTAACCATAAACAAGTTGATTTTGTTGCTTTATGACCATAATGCCAAGGTTGAATAATTTGGTCAGGTTTTCTATATACTGTAGACATAATACCTACTGGGTTTTCTACCGCCATTTTATCTATTGGAGCATTTATTATTTGCATGAAAAAGTCTATGCCTTGTTGTTGTCTTCCATCTTTTCTTTTTTGCTCAAAATGTCTAGCACCACTCACTGCTAAATGTGTACATGGAGGATGTGCAATCATTAAATCCCAACCATCATTAATTATATCCATCACATCACCTTGATAATGTTGACCAGGAATATCAGTTGGTTCTAAATCACAAGACCAAGCATCATGTCCTTTTGCGGCAAACGCTTCTCTAACTGTTCCGCTAAATTCACAAGCAATTAACACTCTCATTTTATCTCTTTCTTAATTAAATCTTTTGGTAAGTTAATATAATCCTCAAATAAACAAGTTGTATAGGGTGCATCTTTGTAATGCTCTTTTACATAGTCATTAGCTACTGCACAACTTGTAAAGTGTCCTATATATTGTGGACTATCCATTGTAATATATACAACTAAAACATATTCAAACATAATTATTGTGTAGTATGTACAACTTTTCCTTCTATATGACTTACACGGTCTTTAAAATCTTGTAAACCATACTTTTTAATATAACTAGGTCTCCATAACCATTCACCATCTTTTTTAAGATAGATATCATCTAGATCATATCTAGATCTATCTTCTAATTCTTGAAAGCATACAATTAAATTAATCTCTTTATCGATACGCTCAAAAGAATCTATCAAGTCGTTAAAATTCCAAGAGTTAAAAAAAGGGACATAACAATATCCAGTGTAACTTTGAAAGTCTACTTCAATCTTATTAACATTGCACATCAAATAAAACGGATCTTGACAACAATTATGATACCTAATCTTTTTTCCAAAATATTCTATGTGACTATCTGTTTGTTGTTTACATACTTCTGGCTCTGTTCTACATTTACTCATAATCTCTCCTTAATCCAATTTAATAACTCATACTCTGTGCCATACTTTTCTATCCAAGTCTGCTTTCCTGAATGAAAACCATCGTTACCCTGGTGATGCTCATGACATAATGGTAAACAATTATCCCAACTGTTACGCTGACCTTTACCCAATCCTTCTCGGATATGGTGTATGCAAGGTGGAGTGTTAGCATCATAATACTTGCGACATACTACACAACCAAACTCAACTAACTTCTGGATCCAATCACGTTCCTTTTGTTTCAATCTGTATTCCTAAAGACCTAGACCAATTAATAATCTTATCTATGTAATCATTAAACTCTGATTTATTTAATGTTGCTGTAGATAACAATTTACCATCATCATCTTTAAGATCAAATTTTAATCTTAAAATATCATGTAATTCTTCTTGAGTGTAGCCAGTTGTATCAGACAATCCTTTGTAGATTACACCCCATAATAAACTATTCTGATCGTGACTTCTTGCACCTTCTTTGTCCATTATAATTATGTCATATACACCTTCATCTAAAGATGTCACCATAGCAAGTACTACTTCTAAATAATTGCTATTTGGTGTAACGTGCAGTGTTTTCTTTAGTTTCATGATCTCTCCATCCTTTTGATTTAAACGTACGACCTTCCTTATCTGTTGCACGAAATTCCATGTCAGGAAATACTTCACGCATCTTCTTTAAAAATTCATTAACTGTCATTTTCCTATCCCCATTGCTAATAATAAAATTATAAATAAAACTCCAAATGCAATATCTACAATAATACTATCCATCTTTACTCTCCTCAAAAGTTATCTTGTTATCAGGGTACATTTTATAAAACTTGTTTTTTATATCATGTACAACTTCTACCCTAATACTTCCATCGCCTTCTTTGAAAAATTGAACAGTGAACCAATCACCCTCTATCGCCATTCTTTTTGTTATCATTTTTTACCTTACATATTCCATGTAGCGTATAAAAATTCACACCGCAATAATACTTACCATCATCGTACATCTTTGCTTTATTATTACACTGACAGCATTTTTTCATTGAAGGTGATTTTATCGCCATAATTAATCTTCGTCATGCAGTGGATCTTCTATCCACTCGTCTGGCATAATTGGCGGTGATTTCTTTTTTTCTAATTCTTCCGCCAAATCTAATGCGTACCAAGCAATCTTACGTAATTCTTGAGGCCATTCATCTTTATTGCCTAGCCTTTCAGAATACTTCATAAGATTACCTTTAACGTAGAATTTATAGTTATCACCGAGTTTAGCTTTGATGACATCTATGGTTTCTATCCCACCCACTTTGTAGTGGTCTGGGTTAATCATGTCTTTCATAATTGCTCCTCTATAATAATCATACCTTTTTCAAACTCACAAGTTATGCCTTTTATCTTAACATACACATTTTCATCATCATCTATTTTGTGCAATAACTTTCCTTTAAAACATATTAACTCTTTTGAATCTAATGGTTGAGATACATAATAATATAAACCTATGCAAATTGCTAATAAAAGTATAGCTAATCCAATTAAATATCTCATGGTTTTACGTATCATAAACTAATCCTCCGTTGTTACGATGCCATTGCAGTGAGCGTATAATTACACTTGTAATACACGTATTACAAATATAAATGAAAGGAGACATAATTATGTGGACTAAACCAGCTGCTACTGAAATGAGATTCGGTTTCGAAGTAACAATGTACGTTTGCAACAAGTAATTGTTATTCGTGGGGGAGCTCATAACTCCCCTACCAATCTTTCATATTTACCAGTATTATTTCTAATCCAATTAAAATCTAATTCCACTTTTACCAAACCTTTTTGATGAGGTTTGCGATAACCGTAATGTACCACTGCATTATCTGGCAACCATCTTAAATTTTCTTTTGGAACATACCTAGTTACTTTAGAACGGAATGTCATCTAGGTCTGCACCTTCCTTAACTGGTGCTGCAGGTTTATAACCTCCAGACTGTTCTTCTTTCTTAGTAATTGGCCCTGAATAATATTCATTGCCTTTTTGACTTGTTTGCTTCCAGAGTGCATATTCAAACTCTATGCCTGCAAGTGTAAATTCACCTCGCATATCTGGTTGATTATCTTTAGTCTTGTTCTCGTTCTTAAATAGTACTAAACGATCTTTTGATTGTTCCGCCATGTATTACTCCTTTTCAAATATTGGCTTACGATTCCACCGAGGTGGCTCTTGATTATCCTGAACCATTTTAATAAAGTCAAGTGCATATGGTAGATACCAGGATAAAAACTTTTTACTAAATGGAATTACTTCAAGCTTGGTCTCTGTTTCAGTCCAAACAAAGAAATAATTCTTGAGTGTATTTGTTACTGCCATTTGTATTTGGCATTGAAAATAATAACGATCAGGGATGGTCGGATATACCTTGCCAGAATAGGGGCACTTCAGCTCAACTGGACACCACGTGCTAGTCTCTTCATCAAAGTAATACCCATCTGGCGAACCACCAAAAGGTAACTCAGAATGTACAACAAACTTATTGCCAGGCTTGCATATGGTATTCATTTCACGTTCAAATGCAGACAAGGCTCTAAATTCATTGTCATTTCCCCACTGAGTCATTTCATTTCCAGAGAATGGTTTAGCAAGTCCAACCTTTTCTCGCCATAACTTTTTACGATCATAGATAGCATCCCATGCTTGAGATGCGGTGATTACGCTATTGCGTAACTCTTTATTTTTTAGATGATCCATTTTGCTTTACATTATTTACAACCCAATCTCTAATGGATTCTTTTAACTCATCAGATAAAGAATTATAAAACTCTCTCTTTTCTTCTATAGTTACGAGTTGAGTAATCATTTGTTTAGTTTGTTCAATAGCATCTTTAGCAACTTCTTGCTTTTCTTTGACTACATCTTCATTGACACCGATCTCGCCTAAGTACAACGATAGACCTATGCCACTGATTACACTGATGTTTTTAGCTAAGCATCGTTGGTAAGCTGTATTTACTTGGAAAGCATTTGGATTAGGTATGGCCTTATTTCTAAAATCAAGCACAGGTAAGATCATCGATTGTTCTTTGCCAAGAGCTCGTACAGTGGTTGCGACCATAACACTTCCATCAGGTAAAACATGAGACTCATCATAAGTATATGTTGCTGATTCATCTTCTTTTAACAATAGATCAAGAGCACCAGCCCAAGAAAGGTAATCGAGAGCACCTTTCTTCTGGACTAGACCTAGTGCATGTACGTCTATGTTTCTGAGTTCTTGATATTTACTCATTTCCTTTTTGCTCCTGTTCTTCTAATTGTTTTTTAGCCCATGCTGCATCTCTTGCATCCATTCTAGCAATGAGATCATGTAGATCATTGGTTGATGATTGAATGGCCCACTGTAATTGTTCAAATTGTTCTTTAGC